GCATCCGACGGGGCGGCATGGCCCCGCAGGCTGCCCCGGTGCTGCGGATCGTCCGCTGGGCGGTTCCACGCTCGACGATGATGGCATGGCTGCCGGACCCGCTGGTCACAAACTGGCCACGCCGTTTCCGCAGGGTGCCGCGCACGTACCCGATGACTGCCACCGCCGCCCCGCTGGTTGCGTGGTTGTAGATCTTGATCTTTGTGGTCAGGCTGCGCTGGAGATTGCCTGTGTAGTGCGGTGTGTTTGCCCTCAGTGCGGGCTCGAAAGGTTTGGTCGCCTTTCGGATGGCCTGCCGCATCCGACGGCGAGCGATCTCTCTGGGCAGCGCGCGAAATCGACGGATGATGTCGACGATCTGCCGCTGCATCTCTTGATCATTGACGGACATATTAGGTCGCCTTCTCGTCGCAGGTGAGCTCGTGTTCCTCGCGGTTGTTGTGCTCGACTACAGACGCGACGTACAGAATCCTGTTCGACCTCGAGGACCACCTGATCCGCATTTTTCCTGTGATTCCAGGGACGTATCGGCACCTCACGCTGAACGTGCCAGTGCCGCCAATCTGTTTGCGTCGCTCCTGCTCGGAATAGCTGATGGCCTGCACCAACGCTCGCCTGGTTGCAAACGTCGACCAGGTCGAGACAGACTCGCCGAGGCTGTTCCGCTCGGTCGACTCCTGCTCGATCACGATCGTCTCTCGGAGTATGCCGGCAGGTAGCATCAATACCTCCCGGTTACGGACTCGGACGCCAGCAGCGTCTCGAACGCCAGCGGCAGCTCGTCGGCACGGTCGCCCACGGCCTCGCGATGCACGTAGAGGTGCCCCACGTACAGCAGGATGGCCGACTTGAGCTGCGGAGCCACGTCCATCGGCGACGCTGGCCCAGCCCAGTACGTGACCGTGAGCGTGCCGCGGGCAGGCACGTAGGGCATGTTGACGAACCGCACCACGCCAGGCTGGCTGTCGGCATCCACGTAATACTGCGTGGAGGCTACCGTGGTGTGGACGGCTGGGTAGATGCCCAGCTCGTCGACAGCGACCGTCAGCGAATGCTGGGCGTCGTAGAGCAGCTTGGACACCGGCAGGGTAACGTAGGGCTCCACGATGCCGAGGGCGGCCCGGTACTGGGTCGACTGGATCGTCAGCGTGGGCATGAACGATGCCGCCAACCGCCAGTCAATCGGCGGCTCTTCGTTGTCGTAGATCGCCTTCACTTGCTTGGCCACCAAGGCGATGCCGAGTCGACGCTCAATCAGGGCTCTGCCGGTGGCGATCAGGCCGACGATGAATGCGTCGTCCTCGGTCTGCTCTGGCAGGAGCCGGAGCTGCGACTTGGCCTCGGTCAGCGACACAGGCTCAACGCCGCTGATTCCAATGATGTTGGTGGACCGCAGACGCATGGTTCACCTACTTTTTGACGGCTGCGGTTCTCTTCTCAGGCTGGACGACGGCACGCTCGACCACTGGGGTGGACGCATCGACAGCCACGCCATGCTCCATCAGGTTGACGGCAAACTCAGCCGAGACCTCGACCACGTCGCCGGCCCTGTGGCCGTGGTGATCCAGAGTGAATCTCATCATGGGCATGTTGCGCTCTCCAGAAACCCACCGGCCCCCTGAGCAGTCATCTGCTCAGGGGGCCATAGGTGGTTGGCTTATCAGGCTCAGGTGCCCTTGACGATCATCGAGGCGTACTCGGGAGCGTGGTTGCTCACGCCGATACGCTGCACCCCGACAAACAGGGTCGCGTTCTGCCGGATCAGCAGCTCGCGGGCCGCGCTGATCTGGAGGCCGCTGGGCTTGATCGCCACTGCCGACGTGAACTGGAAGTCTCCGTAGACCGCGAGGACGTTGGTGGGCAGGCCCTTGACCTTGAACACCGGCGTGCCCCAGATCGTGGGGACCGGGGTCGTGCCGCCGAACACCATCGTGCCGATCTGGCCGGCCGCCACGTTGAACAGGTCGGCCCAGCCGGTGGCCGAGACGAGCCAGCACGTGTTGGACACGAACGGGTCGACGGCACCGATCGCCGAGGCGAGATTCGCCGCAGTCGTCCGAGAGTTTGCAGCCACGGTGAACGTGCTGCCGGACGAGATGCCAGCGCAGAGACCCCCGATCGAGACCGAGGAGTCGCCCGAGAGCCACGTCTGGTCGATCGCCTTTGCGTAGGCGAGGCCGAACCGCTCGGACACGAGAGCTGCGACGTCGATCGGCGAGTCGTCGAGCAGGCTGTTGGAGACAGGCACCGAGACACGCATTTCGAGCACGTTGACCGTCACGCCCGAGGTGCTGATCGTCTGGTCGGTGCTGGCCACCCCCTCGGCCACGAACGAGGCCTGAGCGTCGCCGACCTTCGGGAGCGTGATCCGATTCGTTACGGCAGGGAACACGCTGGCCACCTGCATGGCCACCGACTGGTACTTGATCCGGTTAATGACCGAGCCGTAGAGCTCGATCGGAACGTACTCGGCACCGGCCGCGGTGTAGGCACCGCTGGACACGGTCCCGACCGTCTCGCCGAGGCCCGAACTGGCCCGGTACTGCCGGCCGTCCCGCAGGCCACGCAGATACAGGCCGGCGGTCTCGGCGGCTTCCTGCGACTCGAAGTCGTGCAGGCTCTTCACGCCGAGGAACGGCTTCTTCGCAGATCGCTCGACGATCGACCGGGGCTCGCTGTCTGCGGTGATCCGTTGACGGGCCGAGGCCAGGCGGGCCTCGATGGCGTTCTCGCGGTCGATGACGTTGGCGAGCTCGTCGGCACGCTTCATGTGGCGATCGAGCGCCTCCTGCGCTGCGCCGTCCCTGTCGTCGGCGGCATCGACGGCCCGAAGGGCTTCGATCTGCGGGAGCAGGGTGGCGATCTCGTCCTGAGCCAGGCGGAGCTTGTTCATCGGGTCCTCGCGGTTGTGAATCGGTTTGTCGTGATCGACGTGAGCAATATCCGAGCTACGGTGCTGCCGGTGAACTGGCCTGCTCTACGGTAGATTTTTCGTGGGGTTGCGTCGGGGCCATGGCTGCGTACGCGTACGCCACTGCCGCAGCAGCTCGGGGGTGCTCCTGATCGATCGCCGACGGATCGGCAGACCAGCTCGTTAGCAGTGCTAGGAGCCATTGCCACATCGTTCACCATCCCTTCGCGTTGTCGACCACACGGTGCCCATCTCGGTCGTAGGCCTGAGCGTGGTAGACCATGTTGGGCGCGGGCGGGGCAGGCTCCGCACACCACATGACCCACAGGCCCGCGCGAGCCAGTCGCTGGATCAGTCGCAGCACCGGGCGGTCTTTCTGTGGCTCCGGCCTGATCGGCGAGTACTCGCTCGTGGCAGCGCACCACGTGACCGCCACGGCCACGAGCACTGCGATTGAAACTTTGCGGAGGTCGTCCTTAGTCATCGGTCGTCGCTCCAGATCGAGTAGAGAAACAGAACCACGCAGGCGCCGACGACGGAGCCGACCAACCCGGCAGGGTGCCCGCCAAACGGCAGGCCTCCGACAAACGAGCCGACCACGCCGAGCGCGATCGTCGGCACCCAGCCCGACGGGCACTTGCCGGGCACGATCCACTTGGCGATGCCGCCGCAGATCGCGCCGAATGCGAGCAGGAAGATCAGATTCATTTGGCCTCCATCCAGTTGCCGTTGTGCAAATCCCGGTACTTGAATCCACCGACCGACCCGATCGCGAACGAGTCTCCTTGCGCGACGATGCTGGTGGCATCGGCCTTCGTGATCCAGAACGAGCCGTCGGGCTGATCGGCCGGCCACCTGGGGCCTGAGACCCATTTGTCTCCCCAACTGTTGAGGATGAGCACGCCATCGCGCCCACTGGTGGCTGCATGCCTACAGGCGATGGCCACCATGCAATGGTTCCACGTTCCGCCCCTCGGCAGGAACCCGTCCTTATCTCGCACGTTGGTTGCAGCGAACCCGACGCTGCTACAGACAGGCACGGGATAGCCTGATTCCAAGCTCGCCACCAGCGAGTCGTAGTCGTTGATGAGACTTACAGCCGTCGCCGTGTGGGCATGGGCCAGGCGGGCGAGCTCGAGCGGCACTCCGCTGTTGCCCCACTCGCGCGACAGCGGGATGGAATACTGCGAGAGATCGATGGCCCCGTACTTTTCGCGGTAGAGAATGCCGCCGACTGTCGGATCTTTGCATCGACCGGCAACCCAACGGGCCGCGGCCGCGCCGTACGATCCGTCTGAGTAGCCCGCCCCCGACAAAACCGGCGGGAGCCTTCCAAAAGTGCGC